TGGCCGGTATACAGTGCCTGGCATAGGTTCTAAGTCGGATCCGCAAATATTCAAGGCCAAAGTTGCAGCCGATGAGGACCCGAGTTGGATTGCTGGGAAGCTCGGATTGTCGGAGCAGCAGCGCCAGGCTAATTTCAATGCCAACGCTTTACGCGATGCTAAAGCAGCACAAAGGGATTTACACGGCCCAGGCGACGATCCCATGATTTATAGGGAGGAGAAGCGCAAGAAGGAAGAAGCAGCGGCAGCAGCAGCAGCAGCAGCGAAAAAGGCAGAGGAAGATGCTAAAGCCACGAAAAAAGCAACCGATACCACTCCTATCGTTGACACTACTGCGACCACCACTGATACAAAAACGACAGCGGTTAATACGCAAGCAACCGACTACTCGAAGTTGCTGAACGATATGCAGGCCAAGTACGATGCCCAGCTCTCGGCGTTTCAATCTGAAATGGATGCGGCCACTCAGAAGCAGGCGGATCAGCTCACCAAGCTAACCGAGGCCACCACAGCACATAAGAAAAAGCTGAAAAAAAAGCGGAAGTACGGGCGGCTGTCGCTACTGTTTGGTTCGGAGCTTGGGCTACCAGAAACAACCACGCTCGGCACCGGTACGGGCTAACGCATGGCGAAATATTCAATCCCGAGGGAGTTGGGCTCTCCCGAGGATTTAATTAAGCGGTTTGATTCAGCAAAGAAGGCTCGCGCCAACTGGTACACCCATCTGCGAGAGTGCTATCAGTATGCTCTCCCGCAACGTGAAACGCTAACAAGCCACTCGGCAGGACAGAAGAAGAATACGGACATTTACGACGCGACTGCTGTGGTCGGCGTGCAGAAGTTCGCCAGCCGCTTGCAGGCAGCGCTGACGCCGCCCTGGCGGCACTGGTCCATCCTGGTCCCAGGCTCGGACATCCCCGAGGCGGAGCACGAAGAAGTCCAGCCGATCCTCGATGATGTCACCAAGATAATATTCGACCATCTGAACCATTCGAATTTCTCGACCCAGGCGCATGAGGCGTTTCTCGATCTGTCGGTATCAACCGGTGTGCTGTCCTGTGAAATGAGTGAGGGCCCTCAATCCCTGCTCGAGTTTCATGCTGCACCACTGGCCGAGATTTATCCCGAGGCCGGTCCCTGGGGCACAATCGAAACGGTATGGCGTGAGCACAAAGTACCAGCCAGGCATATCGACCGCTTATGGATTGGCGCGGAACTGTCAGAAAAGCTCAAAAAACGAGCGAACGATAAGCCCGAGGAAAAAATACCGCTGATTGAGGGCACAGTTTACAACCCGAAAACGATGACATGGTATCAGTGCGTCCTCGAGCGAAACGAAAAGTATGTGATTTTCACTCAGGAATATGACGTATCCCCCTGGATTGTGTTCAGAGAGTACGTCGTGCCGGGTGAAACCCTGGGTCGCGGTCGAGTGATGCAGGTGCTGCCCGATGTTAAGACGGCAAACAAGGTCGTCGAGTACACGTTGAAGAACGCAGCCCTGGCGATTGCCGGCGTTTATACCGCAGCGGATGACGGCGTGATTAACCCGTACAGTGTACGACTGACGCCAGGTGCAATTATTCCGGTCGGCAGCAACGACACCCGCAATCCCACATTAAGGCCACTGGATCGCTCGGGCGATATCCAATTCTCGGCACTGATACTGGATGACTTACGCAAGCGTATTAACAAGGCGCTTTATGCTGAACCGTTTGGTGAGCTCGACCAGCCGGTGAAGTCTGCGACTGAAATGGCATTACGCAATCAGGAGCTCGTACAGGATTCCGGCAGCGCATTCGGTCGCCTGCAGAGCGAGTTTGTGGAGAAGGTTATCAAGCGGACGGTATCGGTGCTGAAACAGGCCGGCAAGATTCCGCCAATCACGGTTGATGGGCGTGAGGTCACTATCAAGCACACCAGCCCATTAGCCCGCGCCCAGGACCAGGATGAACTGGTGGCGATGAATCAGTACCTGGCGACAGTCAGCCAGCTTGGTCCCGAGATTATGGGATTGGGAACAAAGCTCGAGGACTTGCCGCAATGGCTAGGCAAGAAACTCGGTATTGAATCGGACCTATTGAGGACCGAAGCAGAAAGGGAGGAATTGGCAGAGCAGGCGGCGATGGCCCAGGCACAGGCCGCGCAAGCTGAAATGGCTGCATGATCGAACCATTCGCCGAGCGTGGCGGCTGGGCTGCCCTCGATGTTGACACTCCAGGCCGATCCAAAGAGGACGAGGCTAAAGGCCGTGAGATTGCGTCACGGTTCCATGAGTGTTTTAGAACCGAGCCCGGTCGGTTTGTTCTGGATCGGCTCATCAACATCACCATACTCAGACCCACCGTTACACCCGAATCCACACAATTCGAGGCCGGCATTAAAGAAGGCCGCGCCGATATCGTCCGCCAAATCATGGCAAACATTGAACTAGCAGAACGAGGTATCGACTAATGAGTGAAGAACAAGAAGTCCAGGCGCCAGCCGAAGCCCCACAAACGGAAGAAGTACCCAAACCCGCCGAGGAGGCGATACCAGGCGCGTCACTATTATCGGACCCCGAGTCCGAACAGGGTGATAAGGATATCCCCGAATGGTTCAAACAGGATAAATATAAAACGGTCGAGGACCAGGCTAAAGCGTACATCGAGCTCGAGAAGAAGGTGGGCGGATTCAAAGGCGCACCAGAGGATGATTACTCTGTGCCAGATGTCGGGGGCCTTGATGAGGGCGTCCTCGAGGACAATGCAATGGTCGCCTGGTTTAAGGAAGCAGCCCGCGAGTCGGATATGGACCAGGAAACCTTTAACCGGTTTGTGAGTGGTTACCTGTCTGCCGAGCAGCAGCTCATCACGTTCAACCGGCGGCACGAAATGGCCGCCCTGGGCGATAACGCCAAAGCCCGCCTAACCGACCTGGCGGACTGGGGTCAAGGGAATCTATCAGAGGAACAGTGGGAGATATTCAAAGGCGTTGCGTCTACTGCGGTGGGTGTTGAGTTGTTGGAGTCGATGATTGGTAAAACGAGAGAGGCGAAGCTCGCTCGGGACCCGCAAGCGCGGACGATGGATGGTACGGATACCTCCGAGGAGTTGCGTCAGATGCGCTATGCCAAGACCGAAGAAGGGCAGCTCCGTATTGCTATCGACCCCGAATATAAGCGCCAGGTCGATGCGGCCTATGCCCGCAAGTACGGTGAAGCGATGGTATGAAAAAGCGTGAGTTCCTGTTTCCTGCGGTGATGATTGCGTTGATTATCGGCATCCCGATAGGCATTGTCCTGTGGGTAAATTTCACATTTCTGTAAATTGTTGAACCCAACGTATAAATAGATACAATTCGTATCCATAGGATCAGTTAAAGCTGACACGGCGGATACCTCGGTGCTTGTGAATTTGCCGAGCCCGCGACAGTAACAGTTTGAGCTGATAGCTCTTTAGTAGTGGATACCTCGATCCTTATCGAGCCCATGAACGGAGTCGGATCACACGGCACGCACGCCGTGAGACTTCGGCCCGCGCAGCGGACACCCGAATGTCGAAAGGCGCCAGGCGCAAGCCCGGCATTTTTTAGACATTGATGAGGATCAATTACTATGTCCGTTAATCTGTCACCAGTCGCGGTGACCCAGTTTGATGATGACGTCAAGCACGCATTTCAGACTGCTGGGGCACTCCGCGACACCGTAACAGTGCGTAATGGCGTAGTCGGTGATATCTACAAATTCCGTAAAATGGGTAAGGGTCTTGCTAACCAGAAGGCCACCCAGGCGGATGTCACACCGATGGACGTTTCGCACTCTCTCATCACTTGTACGCTTGAAAACTGGAACGCGCCAGAATATACCGACATATTCGACGCTGCCGAAGTCAATTTTGACGAGCAGCGTGAACTAGCGCAGACCATTGCGGGGGCGTTGGGTCGCCGCGTGGATCAGTTGATTATCGACGCCCTGGGCGCCGAGTCGAGCCCGGCGGGTACTATTTCCCACGGTTCGGCTGGCATGACTGTGGCGAAGGTGGTCGAAGCGTCCAAGTATCTCAACGACAAAGGTGTGCCCTCGGGCGACCGGCATTTTGCGGTAACGGCTGGCGGCCTTGAGGACCTGCTCAACATCTCCACGGTCACAAGTTCCGACTACAACAGCGTCAAGGCGCTGATGTCCGGCGAGCTGAATACCTGGATGGGTTTTGCTTGGCACATCATCGAGTCCCGCGACGAAGGCGGCCTGACTGTTTCTGGCGGTACGACTGAAGGGTTTGCCTGGCACCAAAGTGCCATAGGTCTTGCGGTTGGAATTGATATCAAAACCGAAGTGAATTACATCGCGCAGAAAACCTCATGGCTCTGCAACGGTGTGGTGAAGGCCGGTTCGGTATCTCGCGACGGCGACGGTTCTGTATCCGTCAGCTACCAGTAGGAGTTACACATCATGGCATACGCATTAAGTGGTTTACAGCAGGTTGGCCCTGGTGGGAAAGCTCCCCGCATTTGGGTCTATTCAACAACCGACGCGATTGCGACCGTCAATTCGTCCGGTTATTTCAACGACGCGACTGATCTTTTGCAAGTGCGCGATATTATCTGGGTGTGCGATACCAGCACACCGACGACCAATATCGTCAGCGTGCTTTCAAACGCATCGAGTGTAGTTGACATATCCGATGGCACCGCAATCTCTGAAACCGACACCGACTAATCGGTTCGGGTAACAGGTTCCTCGTTGTGGGGGGACACAACCTGAGAGGGCAGGGGCCGATCCGTCGGTCCTTGTCCTTTCGTTTTATTAGGGGTTAGGTATGGCGACCAGTATCGCAATGTGCTCGAACGCCCTGCTGATGATTGGTCACGGCACAATCTCGAGCTTTACCGAGGGCGGGGCTGGTGCTGAAGCAGCCTCGAACCTCTACAATTCAACTTACGAGGCGTTATTAACGGTTCACCGATGGCGGTTTGCCTCGGCGAAATCTCAGCTCGGACAGCTTACTGACTCGCCGTTGAATGAATGGACGTATGCGTACCAGTTGCCGTCCGGGTATCTGATGGGAATCAAGACGTATCCCGATGTTGATTATGAGGTTTTTGAAAACAAGCTCTACGCAAACGCCAACTCTGTAGCGCTTGATTACCTGTTTAAGCCGGACGAATCCAGACTCCCGCCTTATTTTGTGAAGGCCCTCGAGTACGATCTGGCGAGCCAGTTCTCGGTTCCCGTAACCGGTAATCGCTCCCTCGGTGCGTTGTATGCCGAGCGTTTCGAGATACAACTCCGTCGTGCGAAGTTTGCCGATTCACAGTCCAGGCCAATAGAGGGGATTGTTGACTCGCCATTAACTGAGGTCCGGCAATAGTGCCGAGAATTCGCACCCTACAGACGGCGTTTAACTCGGGAGTGCTTGATCCCAGGCTCGCGGCGCGGGTTGATATCAAGCAGTATTTTCAAGGCGCCGATACCGGTACGAATGTGCTGGCATTACCCCAGGGCGGATTTAAGCGCCGGCCTGGTATGGCCTACGCGGCAACCCTGGGCGCTGAGTCACGCCTGTTTACGTTCTCGTTTAATGTCGAGCAGACCTATGTGATGGCGTTCCAGAACAATGCCATCAAAGTGTATATGGATGGGGCCCTGCAGGCGACGGTCACAACCACCTATACCCTGGCGCAGTGTAAGGAACTCAACATCACGCAGTCCGCCGATACCATGATAATCGTGCATGAGGACCACCAGCCGGCAAAGCTGGTTCGCGGCGCCGCACATACCAGTTGGACGCTCTCGAATATTACCCTATCGAATATTCCACAGTTTGATTTCGGGTCCGGCGATGAGGATGTATGGAGCGCGACGCGAGGATGGCCGAAAACGGTTGCATTCTTTGAACAGCGCTTGTGGTTCGGTGGTTCACAGTCCAGGCCACAGACGTTGTGGGCGTCACAAATTGCAGACTTTTACAATTTTGATGTAGATACCGGTGAGGACGATGACGCCATCGACGTCACGCTGGATACCAACCAGATAAACGGTATTGTCGCCCTGATGCCGTCACGGCATTTGCAGGTTTTTACCATAGGCGGCGAGTTTTATATTGCCTCGAGTCCGATCACGCCTACCAATATTGCGGTTAAGAACCAGACGAAGTTTGGTTCGGCATCGGTTCCACCTATCAATATTGACGGCGCGACGCTGTTTCTTGATTACGGCCAAAGCTCGGTTCGTGAGTTTGTATACAGTTGGGAGGAAGAAGCCTATACATCGAACAGCGCGACATTACTCGCCTCGCACCTGATTAGTACGCCGGTCGATATGGGTGCCAGGCGCGGCACATCAACCGAGGACGCCAACTATGTTTATGTCGTCAATACCGACGGCACGATGGCAGTATTCAACACACTTCGTGCCCAACAGGTTGCTGGCTGGACTAAATGGGAAACCAGCGGGACCATCGAGGCGATCACGGTAGAGGGCTCAACGGTCTGGTTTGCGGTTAAACGCACCATTAACTCGGCAACGGTCTATTACCTCGA